CCTCTACCAACGCAACGTGAATCCAGCGGTCAACTCCGTCCGCCTGCGCTTTTATTCTGTTTGCGGTCGCCCCCACCACATTCACCACTTCAGATGCCCCCGAAATCACGCTTGCGTTCAATATCCCCGCCTCAAGCCGCAATTCAAACTTGTTGTTTGCGTCCGTGAAATCGGTGTAAATAATATCGTCGCCAGAAATGGTATCCGTTCTTATCCAGCCAGCGATTGTAAATACTCCGCCAGAAGCATCAAAAGCGGTATCATCAGCTCGGTACAAGTAATCCGCAGACCCGTCAAAGTGCGGGGCGGCTCCTTCGATATACCCACCCTCCGCTGGAACGTCCCCGCTATCCGTAAGAGTAAGACTTCCGATGGAGTCCGCTCTGTCGCCACTCGCCACAGCCTCGTTCATCTTGTACCAAACCGTCGGAGCGGTCACCAAATCATCATTTCTTAAAGCATAAGTCGTTCTATTGACCCCTGAAGAAAGTGACTTGACTTGAATAGGGGTGAGGGCGACAGCGTGAAAAGTTAAATCCTTTAAATGCCCGTCCCAATCCAAAGTGCCGTCAGCTAACGCGCCAATCGTTAAATCGGTTGCTTCATCCGCACAATCAGTTGAGTATGAGGAAGTGACATCTAAATTTCCGTCTATATAAATCTGTGCCGCCGCTTGCGTATAAACGCAGGTCACGTGATACCACTTTGAAGCCGCAACAGCGGTTACGGAAGTCGCTCTCGCTCCATTATTCATTACCAGAGACACCTTGCTTGATGCGTCAATCCATACCCTGTAACCGTCACCAGCCCCGTCTTTATCCACAACCACAACGGACGTGATGTCGTCTGTGTTCATCCAGAACGAAATTGAAAAAGCGTCCAGCAAATCAAGCGAAGCGTTCCTTGCACGTGTAAATCTCTGGTTTGAGGCGGGAACAAGGTCTGTGGAATACTCCCCGCTCTGCCAGTAATCTTCTGCGGCATACGCTGGCGTATTCACCCCCGTAAGGTCATACCCATTCCCGCTGGAATCATTCGGCGTGTTGTTGAGCGTGTAGTACGCCACCAGACCCGTCGGCAGGTCCGACGGTCTAAACGGCGTATCTAAATCACTCGTGGCGTGGCACGGTGTAATCCCGCTGAACGCTAACGCAACCCCAAGAAATATCGGAAGCAGTTTTTTCATGTTTAATATCCTTTCGAGTAAGCGACCACATCCCAACGGGAATCTGTGCCGTTATAGATGCAACCGATGTAGTCGGTTTTTCCGCTTACGGTTTGCGTCAAAGCGGTGATGTCCGTACCGAACCGAAAATCGCCATCACCAGCGGTCGGGAGCGTCAGCGTTCTTGCCGCACCAGAAGCAACGAACTTGATAATGATTTTCTGTCCAGCCGTTGGGTTTGTCGGTGTCCCAAGCGTCCTGTCAGCCGTTGCGGTCTGCGTAAAGATGTTCCCCGTCGAAGCGTCAAACACCGCTGATGCTTCGTCGGTAATCGTAACCGCCGTATCAAGACTAATCAGCGGAGTATTCGCCCTCGGCAACCGTCCAGCACCAGACGGCGTGTTCGCAAGAAGCGTCAACGCCGCCCCCGACACTTTGCCAGCGGTCGTAATCGCCGCTAGTTTCGTGTCCACAATAGCCGCATCTGCCGCCACTTTAGCGTTTGTAATCGTCAGGGCGGGATCCGTCCCAAGGGCGATAGCCGCCCAATTCGCCCGAAGCTGAGCGGGCGTGTCTTTTAGTTTCTCGCTATCGGACGGCTTTGTGGCATCCCACGCCCCGAAAGCAAGAGAAGGAATAAGGCACAGAGCGATAGCAGTTGAAATAAGTTTCTTCATTTTGAAATCTCCTTTGTTTGAAAAGTTTCGGTTTGAAAATCAGACAGCGTCCGTTCCGAATCTGAAAAAGACGGCAAGGACGCATAATAAAACCACAAAAAAATTGAAACGATCGTCGAGATAACCGCCATCGTGCCAGCCATTACCTTCTTGTTCATTTCGGAATCTCCTTTTCATCAACTGGCTTGATTGCTTCCTCCAACTGTTTTGCGGTCATGGCGACTTCTTCCGCCTTGATATTGACCGTGCTTTTTACGCTCTCTCCCGCCGCCACCAGTTTGATTGCGTTCACCACCATGTTTTCCACTCCAAGTTTGGCGTAGTCCTGACCAAGCCCCATTGAAAACACTTTCCCGATTATCTCGTTATTCGCTTTCAGCCGGTACTGAATCAGCCCACGTTTATAAGTTCCGTCCTCGTTTAACTCAAAAATCAGTTTTTGGGGGATGATCGCAATATTCGCTGAAGCGACCTTCCCCGTTTCCGTGTCAACACGCACCGTTATTTTTGCCATGATTACCCCTATATCCCGTGTGAGTTCCACCCGAAAGTGCCGGTGACGGCGATTCCTTCAAGGCTGTATAGTTTAATGGTAAACCCCGTCAGATCGGGAACGGTCACATAGGACGCCACCCGTCCGTCCCCGCCTAAAATGCTGATATTGACCTGTGGCACTTCGTGGTAAATCTTATCAAACACAACCTCCGCACCTTCGTTTGCGTCAAACACTTCGGCTATTCCGAAATCGTCAACGTCTGGAAGGTCTGCGATCGTCTTGATCGAAGAACATTGAACCTCTGTCGATTCCGTTTCTCTGTTAAACGTGTACCGCACCTGAAAATAACGGCAGTAATAATCCACGTCATGCCATTCTTCCCACTCTCCCCACGTCGAATTATCTTCACTCGTCCGTATCTCAATGAGCGAAGAACACGCCACCTCCAGCCCCGACCATCGGTGCGTTTCATCGTCAGCGAATGTTTCCTCACCAACCGTGTCAAACGCTTCGTCCGAAATCGCTGTAAATACAGGGGACGTGAAAATCCTGAAAGAAGCAACATACCCAATGTCCCGAACTCTGGAAGTGTATTTCCCCTCAGTCTGTCCTGTGGAAAAAATAAGGTTTGAACCGTCAACTTCCATATTTTCTTTTGTCCCAATCCACGCATCCGAATCAAATTGCAGTTCATCACTCATGTCGGCAAAGGTTTCATCCCCGAACGATTGCCACGTTAAATCGTCTTCGTTTTCCTCATACCACGTCTTGACGATGTTACTAAACGGCACATTCTCAATGGCAATCACCGCTTCTTTCGCTGTGGCGGAATAATTGCCGCTTGTGTCCACCGCTTTAATCCAGTACGAATCTTCGTCGCCACCCGAACCAATGGAACTCGTCCTGTACGAATTGCCAGTAATCCCTGTAGCGATAATGAACCCCGAATCCCACGAAGTGCCTTTCCGAATCTCGTAAAAATCAAGGTCTGCGTCGTCAATTTCATTCCAGTAAAACACCAACTCGTCACGCCTCTGGTAACACACGAACCCTAACACATCGGACGGGGCATCAGTTTTTCCGACAATCGTTATGTCGACATACGGACTTTTTGAAATCGGTTTCTCCTGACCGATGGACGTGACGGACGTTACGACAATCCGGTACTCAACGCCAATCTCAAGACCGTCTGTGATCACAAAAGTCGTTCCTGTGGTACTCCCGACAAACTCGTACCCGCCGCCCTCCCGTGATATATAGCACCTTGCCCCGCTGTAGACACCGAACGGGAAACCCGTTGTGTTCGGTTTTGTAAACGCCACGTCAACGACCATTCTTATCGTGCCGTCCGGATTTTTTTCAACCCTTTGGAACGCACTCAAATCCACTACCGAGGGAATATCGTCTGACGGGTCTTTGTAGTTATCCTCTGGTCGTAGGATCGCCGAATCGTCGTAGACCAACGGCGAATATTCCGCACACTCCAACGACACTTCGGAGTTTCCTTCACGCTTTAAATTGATAATGCGAAAATCTTTCTTAAACAAATTCGATTCCCCAAACATCCACACGTCGTTTGCCTCTGGAATGTTAGTCCACGGCACAGGCACTTCGATCATGTCGGTCGTTCCGGCGACATTCGCCACAGTTCTTTCTTCGAACGTGTCGTCAGAGTGTCTGACTTGAACCTTGTAAGACGTTCCAGCGGCAACCGTTATTTCCTTATCCGCTTTAATGTGCATCGTTCCAGCCGACACGACACGCCCCGAAGAACCCCACTTTGGAAGATCGTGGCTGACACTGATAACGTCCCCAGCCTGACAAGCGATTGCGTCAATGCTTGCCTTGAAAGTGATCGCCCTGTGGATATATTTGGCAAGGTTTAAAGCGTACCGTGCTTCCCGTAAAGCCCGTGTCATGGATGTCGTAAAAATACGAATCTGCTTCTTCCGCACGGGATTGACCGATAAACTCAATTCATCTGCCCGTGCCACAATGTCGTTTTCGTAGTCCCGAAGGGAATCAATGTACTGAACTTCAATGATGTTCGGGATTTCCTTCTGACTTTTCCACGTCTGCTTAAAAGACCCTTGAATGATATTGCCCATACCGAACATTTGAACGGGTTGCTCTGGCTTGTCGATTTTCAGTTTAATCGTCCCTTGTGAATAAAAAGCCCAAGCCCGAAAAGTGGCACAAATCTGTACGATTGCGTCAATCACGGAAGTTGGGGAATCAAGCACAATGTCCATGCGGAAACGCTTCTCATAGACGGTTTCGTCGGTCAGCAACCGCTCATCGCAATACTTCGCCATTTCCACAAACATATCGAAATCAATATTGTCAGCTGAAATGAACTCCCCGATGCCGTATCTCTTATTCGTTATCAAATCGTAAAAGCACCAGACGGGGTTCGCTGTCCACGCCGTCGAATAAGTTTCCCCGTCCCATGACAATTCCGTATCATCGGCGAATAAACGGAACTTCGCCGTGGATGGGTCGTAATAATAATCCTCATACGGAACTTCCGTTTCCCCGTTCATGATTTTATAGGTCTTGATTTTAAGCCCCTTCACCACGCAGGTGATGTTCGGAGTGATGCCGCTCAACTGGTTTGTGGCGAGCAGTTTCAAACCCAAAAGGGCGGTGTTCGGGTATGACAAATCATCATTCTTTATCTCGTCCAACCGTGACCACTTTGCGTCGGAAATCTTCCATTTCGTCGTGTCGTCTGTTGTTTTTGTGACCCTGACATCATATTGCGCTGGTGTAAGCCCCGTAATCTTGTACCGACGACGCAAAACTTCCCTTGTCTTATTCGTAATTACTTTATCCGCCAGCACCGTCCACTCGGAATCGGTGTGGATTTTGTATTCGATTTTTATGTTGGCGGTATTGTTGTAATACCCGCCGCTTTCGGAGTTGATGCTATAAAGACCCTGCGGGAACTGTATTTCAATCTCTAACGCTTCCACCAAATTATCAAGGGTCGTCACTGTATAGGCGTCGTCTTTTAAAAGGGCGGCTCCGACATCGTAGGCGTTGTGCAGTTCCTCAAACTCCGAAATAATCGCTTGGTCGTTCGTTCCCTTCCTCAAAAAATACTGAAGCGAATCAAAGTTCTCAAACGGATTTCCGTTTATTTTTATATCGCTGACGTCATCAATCTCACCCTCGCCAAGAGCTAAGAGTAAATTTAAATATTCGTTTTCGCCGTCATTGTAGACGTACTGGTTTATGATGTTTCCGCCGCACTTATGCTCCCCGTAAACGATAAAAATAGGGACAGCGACCTCTTGGATCGTTGCAACACCGTCCCACCCGTATGTCGGACTTGACGCCTCAAGCGATCCCGACGTTCCCGCCTGTGTCCCGAAACTCGGAGTTCTTGGCTTTTGGAACGCTGAATAAATCGTGAACCCGATTACAGCCACCGTTGCCGCAATTGCAAGCCACCCCAACGTCATTACAGTCGCATACGCCGCCCCTATAGGAACAATCATGCTCAAAGACAACGCCCCAAAGATAGCCGTACCTATAGAAAACGGGTCTTTTACTTCTGGCATTATCAGAACTTCCTCGCCAGCGACGGGAATATGCTCTGATAACTTTACGCTTCCCGCCTGTGAAGAAAGGAACTTTAGCCCGTCCTTCTTGTACGGAACATCCCACCCTTCAAGGTACTTTTCAAGCGTCTGCCCGTTTACAAGGTCAAATAACTTCTCGACCCTTCCGTCCTTTGAAAACGGATTCGGTATCCACGCTACCCTGATTTTTTTATTCCATTCGCCGTTATTCATAGAGTTTCTTCAGCCTGTAAAAGCCTTCGATTTTTTCTTTAATCGCTGGTTCATTAAGCCGTGAAATTATTACCCCGTACATCGTGGCATGAATAAACCGCCCGCCGCTCAACACCACCCCGCCGTGATACGCAATCCCGAAAGCGTTCCTCAAAAGCACCGCATCAAGGAACTCTGGATTTTCAATCTTCTCCCAATCCCGCCAGTAATTTTCTGCAAGATAATTCCCGCCAGTCTTTGACCAACTTGGGTCGTATTCAATTTCTGGAATATCAAACAACTTCACCCCTGCCAGTTCGTAGACCTTCAGCCCAAGCCCCCAACAATCAATGCCGCCCTCCCCACGCCCTTTATTCAGGTACGGCATCCCCAAGTAATCGGAAATGACGTTCGTTTCAAACACCTGCTTATTTATAGAATCAATCAATCTACCCGACATATAGCCGCCTTGACGGGATGGAAGGGAAGCCCCCGAACCGCATTTGGTTTTGTAAGACCTTGCACCTCTGGAACGTCTTATTGCACACCGTCTGATCTCCAGAGTACCCGCACTCCGTAGACTTAAATTTCCACGTGCAGAAGTTGCGCCAAAACTTCCGTGTCGGTATTTCAACGCTCATTAAATCAAACTTGCTTGAGCAAAGGAATTCTACCGTGTCTTGGTCTGCCGTGTACCCGTCTATGTAATAAGTCTGTTCCAAACAATTTAGTTCAGAAGAAAGTAGATTTACAAAAACGAGAGTGACGACAACCTTCTTTCCTCGGAAATTATAAATTTCCAGTTTGTCCTGTATGAACTGCGAAATGTTGGACAACCGAATAACGACGTTATCAATCTCGCCGCTCGTGTTTTCGGAGGTGCTTTCGTGGGAAATCGGGAAACGGATGTACGTTTTGCTGTTGAAGGAAATGTCGTCGTCGTACCCGCTGAAGCAGAGGTTTGTGCCAAGCCCGTCAATATCCGCCACTTCGTAAAGATAAACCGGCTTATTCGTTGCCTTGTTTTTTTCAAGAACGAAATCAGCCGTTAACTCAATCATTATTTCACCTGGATAAGGTTCACAGAAAAATCGTATATCCCATACGCCTTATTCTTTAACGCGAAGGAGTCTTCATCAAAGCGAACCGTGTACTGGACGCTGTCGTTTGGATTCGTCCATAGAAACGTTCCATAAGCTCCGAGCATTTCATTGTAAAGTTCGAGGACGTCGTCTTTTTCACTCTCTGTCCGATTGTTAAATGTAAGTTTGAATTTGTGAGCCGGGGCCGCCCACAATGATCTGCGCTGTTCCGAACCATTTTCAAATCGGGAGATGGCCGTGTTATATTTGATTTCTTCTTCAAAAACGTAATCTGGTTGTATCAGTAAATCATCATCAGCCATGTCAGCTTCCCTTTATCGTTTTGCGTAAGTTCCCGTTTGCGCGGATTTCGTTGGCAAGAGCTGAGGAAAGAATTTTTCTATTTCTGTAAACGTCAGAAGCGTCCCATGCTTGGATCACTTGATTGATGATAATTGTTTGCCCTTCGCCTCCGGTTGATTCTCCTCGATTAAGGCTTCGGAGTCTTTCGCTGCCACCAACCGCGGCCATCCCTCGTCTTGAGAGAACGCCTTCTCCGGTCTGTGCGATGATCGGCACTTCGTCCGGTGCGAGGCCTGCGTGCGCGTAGATCATTCCGCCTTCGTGAAACTTGAAAAGGTTTCCAAAAAAACCACCGATTACGGTCCCGATCGGGCCAAAGAAAGACCCGAGGCCGGCGCCCAATAAGCCACCGAGCCCGGATCCGGAGTTGGTTCCTGCTCCACCCAGGAGGGAGCTGAACAGGTTTTTCCCAACGGTCGAAACAAAATCTTTTAAGATGCTGCGCCCCATGCTCGAGAAAAGCGACTTCATGGAGTTCCCGAATTTCTCGCCCTCGAATAAAACCTTGTCGAAGGCGTCGGAGAATCCGTCAGCGAAAGTGTTCGCTGTGTCCTGGATTACCGATTTCGTGTCCTTCATAACGGTCTGCAGTGATGTTGACGCGGTAGATAACTTTTTGTAGTTGTCGTCGATGAACTTCTTCAGCTGTTCTGACCACCCTTGCAATTGGTTGCTCCAGCTCGAGGATCCACCGCCAGCGATCGCGTCCATTTCCCTCTTAAGTTTTTGCCTTGCAATCGTCAGCTGGTCTACCTGCCGAGCAAAACTATTTGCTCCTGGGATCTTGGAGATCATCTGCAGAAAGTTTTGCCAAGCCTTCATCAGCGTATCGATAAACTGAAGCCAAAGAAAACGGAGAGAGTCAATAACGAGGACGAACTCATCGTGGAATTTCACCCACGCGAAAATCAAGCCGGCAGTCACCGCGATAAGCCCAGGGATTATCGCACCGCTGAACGTCATCATGGTTACTCCGAGCGCGGCAAATTTTGCGGTCAAACTTATAACCTTGCCTATGAATGCCGTCATGATCCCCGTAACTAAAAGGATTTGCCCTATCATCAAAGACCACCTTGCGACGTTCTGCATGATGGCCGGGTCAATGGACCGGAGGATGTTGACGATCCTGGCGAGGTTGTCGTTTAGTTCGCGGATAGCCGGCATGGCCGCCGCCGCGATCGTTTGCGAAAGCGAGAGGATAGCGTTATCCATCCGGATCATTTCATTGCGCGCGTCAAAGGAATACTTCTCCATCGCCTTTGTTGCTGCGAGGAATGGTGCTGTCATGGTCGCACCGACCGCGGTCATTCTCATCCCGGTCCTGGCCATTGCAGCGCCGGCCTGGTCTACGGACCTTGCGAAGTTCTGGAAGTCTTTTCCGGCCGTGGAGAGTTTCTTGGAGAATTCGTCTTTTAACCGAAGGATAATGTTTGCGACTTGATCATTCTGCGCCATGCTTTTTTTCCTCTTTCAATTTCTCCGCGTAGTTCTCGATGATCGCCATCGACTGCGTGAACATCAGCGGTTGATCGAGCCACCCCCCGGCATTCGGGAGGAACCCTTGCTTGTACGCGAAAAACATTTCAAGCATTGCCGCGGAACGACCGTCTACGGTCCGCAGAGGACACCGCCGTAAAACGTTGCCTTCGATCTCGTACTCGTTCGCGGCGTCTTCGGTACAGCCCCGAAACGTCCGGAGCTGCTTATTACACGCTCGGCAGTCCAGGCCGTTGACCTGGGCCCAGACTGCCAATATCAGTTTTTTTTTGCGTCCTCTGTGACGAAGTTAATCGCCATGATCCGCTCGAATAATTCCATAACCACTTCAAACGGAAGCGCGTCCAGGATCTCGGGCGTAACGCCAGCGTAGTCTTTCCCGCCGAGGTTCTTGATCCCTTTCACGCCGACTTCCAAAATGTCCAGGATCTTGTCCTGGAATTTCGACATATCAAACTGCCCCTTCGCGTCCATCGAGCCGCCGAACACTTTCAGTTTCTCCCGGGTCGTAAAAATGCCGAGCGTGAACTCGGTCTTCGGTTCCCCGGTGTCGTACTTGCTCTGAAACTTTTCTGTCTCCCTCGCGTCAATTCCTAACATGTCCCTGCCTCCTGTCCCTGATTTGGTTAATTACTCAAACTTCAAAACGAGCTCATCACCGCCGGCGTTTGAAGCAAGGCGGAAGGCGAGGTCCTCGGTCCGGATCCCGGTCCGCTCCCCGGCTCCCACTTTCTCGAGCACGAGCTTCGGCGCGGTCACGGTGAGTTTGTTACCGGCAGCGCTTCCGAGCACCAGGCTCAAGGCCCGGGCTGTGGCGGCTTGCCAGTCCCCGACAAAGTCATAGGTCGCTTTCAGGACCGCTTCGGGGTTGATTGTGCCGGAAGGATTCCGTCCGGTGATCATGAAGCCCTTGAGACCTGTCGCGCTGTTCAGGTCGTCTTGCTTCACGACTTCGTTCGCCATATCGATCTTGACGGCCTGCGCGATCAGAGTGGCGACGCTGTTCAGCGTAAAGGTAGAGTTTTCAACGATCGGCGGCGTGGTTGTTTCGTAGGTCGGCGTCGACGGATCCGTTTCGTCTGTGATCTCATCGATCAGTCCCTGCAGTTTGATCTCGGCGGTCGAGATCTTCCCGGCTTCAAAATCAAAGGCCACGGTTCCGCGGCATCCGGTGATCTTGTGAAGTTTGCAGTTCCCGGAGTCCTGGAGCTCGTAAAGATACGCGGTCGCGGAGAGGAACGTGCTGTCGCAAGGCGTATAAGTTACGCTGGATCCTGCGGCCGCGGTCTCTGTAAGACCGCAAGCGACGAGAGCGTCACCGATCCTGCCGGCTGCGCCCTTCGTTCCGGATCCCTTCACTTCCACCTGGAAGGATAACTCGGCCCACCGCTGCCCCATGATCGGCGCGGAGTTCGAGAGCGTGCTCCGGACGAGGTCCCGCTCGAGCAGGTCGCCGTTGTATTCGATCTTGATGTTCTTCGCCTCGATCGCGTTATCGGAAACCGTGGGAACGGAGTCCGTTCCGTACACCGCTTCCCGCTTGATCAAGAGGATTTTATTTTTGTTTAGGAACATGGCCGTTTCTCCTTTTTGTGTTTAGGTTCTTGCGACTGATGCCTGTCTGAAAAACAATTCGACCGTTAAAACGACGCTCCGGACCGGGTACTCCACGTACTCGAACCGTTCGCTTTGAATATAGGCGTGGATCGCGGTCCCTCCGACTGTTCGGTCAGCCGAGATCGCTTTCTTCACGTCGAGCATTAAATCCATGATTCCTTTGTTGGTCGCGTCGCCGACGATCTGCTTCTCCGGGTCCAGGCATTCGATAAACCCGACCACTTGAACGCGGAAGCGAAGGTCCTGGCGGCCGTAGACGTCATCGGCCTCGAGGAGCTCCTGGGGTTCAATGACGATGAAGGGAAAACTCGGGACCGCTTTCCGGACCCCGAGAAAAATGTTTTTCACGTACGCGGCGAGCGTCGTGTTATTCGTGAGCTGCGTCTTTAATGCGTTTAGGACCGTTGTCTCTTGTGCCATTAACTCGCCCCTAGTTCTTTCGATACGGCCCGGAGCACCATTCCCGGGATCTCGCCCTGCGTTTCTTCCAGCGTTCGCGACAAATAACGGCGCGCTGGCATCGTTACACTTTTAACTAAAACGAATAGTGGGCTCAATTTATTTTTCCCGCCGGTCTGCTTTCCGTAGATGATATTTTTGATAACCACGCCGGTGTCGTAGCCCGGGATCTGTCCGTCGAAAAGTTTTCTGGCCGTGAATCCGCCGCGCGAGTCTCCGCCTTTTGTTTTCGCTTCTCCGATCGGTATCGTCAGGTTCTTTCTTCCGCCGGTCGGACGGATCGTACCGCCGGTCTCGTGGATCCCGGCATAAGGGACGCGCCCCCCACCGCGCGCCCCCGAGCCGATCTCAGCGGTCACTTGGTCTCCCGTTACCCTGGCAATGGATCCGATGGAATTCATAAGGCGACTTGAGCGGACGTTCAGGATGGGCCCCGAGACGTTGTCTTTCAGCCGGCCCTCCACCATCGCCCCGGCCTGCTGAAACGCCCGGAACATAACCTCTCCGATCCGTGACGCGGTCTGCGTGGACAGCATCTTCTCGATCTTCTTGCGGTCCTTCGCGTCAATGTAGAACTCAATCGCCATAGGGAGTGTTCCTGTACCGCGCGAGCACTTCTTTCGCTTTCGTTTCGAGGGCCTTAATCTTTCCGCCGATCTCGTCATCGGTGATCGTGTTGATCCGGGTCTTCGTGCGGAGATACTCCGCCATCGAAAGATCGATGATCGCCTTTTTAAAGTCTTCCGGGACCGAGGTATAACCGGCCTGGTACTGGACCCGGACGTTTCCGGTGCCTTTTGTGAAGACCAGGTAATGGTCCAGTTTTAGGATCCCGTTGGCCGTAAATGTGTAATCCTCGGCTTCCAGGAGCGTATCGGCGCCGAAGGCCCTGTCCAGGTCGTCATAAACCGCCAGAACGGCCGTCACAGGCGTTTGTTTCAGCACTAGGCGGCCAGACTGCCCATCCCCGTCGAAGTCCTCCGTATAGGTCGAAACCGTGCTCATGGCGCGGTCTACCTGGGCTAATGCGTCGGCCTCCGCGCACGCGATGATCCTGTCCAGGAGCGTGTCGTCGGTGGTCGTGGCGTTTGGGATCCCGAGAAAAAGTTTTACGTCTGCTTTGGTAACGGTTGACATGGCGCGTGCCTCCTTAAAATGTCGTGTAGTCGTTTTGCTGATCTATCCCATGTAAATTTTTCGAGGATCCGCCGGCTGGCCGCGCGCCCTCTGCGGAGCGCTTCCGGGTATTCCCTCATAACCTTGAACATCTGCTCGATCGTGGATTTTCCGCTCGGTTCGTAGCCGCGCGTTTTTAGTTTGTAATCGCGGAGGTCGAGCTCTTTCATTCCGTGCTCGACCACGTAGCCGACTTGCTCGTCGAAGAAGTCCGCGGTCCCGGTGTTCTTTGTCGCGACGCACGGCGCGCCGGTGGCCATCGCTTCGCAAAGCGTAAGGCCCCACCCCTCGCCGAAACTCGGGAGCACGAAACAATGCGCGGAGTTGTAGAGCTCGATCAGTTCGTTGATCGGAAGTTTCCGGGTATCAAAAATGATGTTTTTCTTTTTCCCGTACCGGATCACCTTGTCCGCGAGCTGCGGCCGCGGGAGGCGCTGCAGCATCCTCCAAACGGAAACGAGTTTTCCGCGCTCTTTCATGATGTCGTGGCGCTTGTTCCAGATGTTCCGGAAGAATTGTCCCCACTTGATCTTCGGGACCGTGGTCTTGATGTAGATCTCGACGTTATCGAGTTGCTCGAGGATCTGCACGGCCTGAAGGATAAGCGGGTATCCTTTGCGCGGATTTGGAGCGCCGACCCAGAGGAAACGAAAGGGGACAGATGGCTTTCGCTCGTGGTAACGATAAACCTCCGGATCGACGCCCTCCCAGCAGACTTCGATCGGTTTTTTTGTGTATCTTGAAAAGACGTCTTTGCAGAACCGGCACGGCACCAGGATCAGGTCCGCTTTGTTGATGCCCTGGATGTATGTCTCCGGGAGATCGAGAAACTCCCACATGGAGAAGAGAACGTTAAATTTCCCAGGGACCGGGATGAACTGGTCCGCCGGCGTGATCGTGAGCGCGATGTCCGCGGTCTCGTCCAGGTCCGCGTACTTCTCGATGTGCTTAAGCATTTGCGAGTTGTGGATGTTGTAGCCGAGCGCGTTCGCGACCATCTCGTGAGGTTTCGTGACCCAGTGTATTTTCAGCCTGTCTTTTGTTTTCATTTTGTGATCATCCCCTGAAGCTCCACCATCTCGGTCCTGCAGCAAACGTGGACCTGTCCCGGCTTCGCCCGTTTACGCTTTCCGCATTTAATGCACGTGTAGATTGATTTTTTACTGATCATTGAAGTCAATGTCCGGTGCGAGCTCTTGCGTTAAGACAGCGCTGTTTTTCTCAAACGTGAAGGCCTCGTCCGGATACTTCCAGTTTGGGTCCCGGTCGCATGAGTAAAGCGACACGGGTCTCGGGTTCAGTTCGTTCTTTGGCCAGAAGTTAGACCCGATGTTGTAACGAGCGAGCACCTTAATGCTCTTGAATCCAGCGTACTCCAGGAGGCGGAGCATGTCGGTCTCGGTAAACTTCCAGATGTAACCGGCCCACCAGATCCCGGCCGCCGGCCAGCGGTCCGCCACGAGATAGAACTTCTCTTTCGTGGCGTGGTGGATCTGTTTCAAAAGACGGAGCGGATCATCAACGTGGCAGAGCACGTCTCCTGCGAAGGTGACGTCAAAGGATTTCTCGGGCATGTCCTTGATCGTGTAGGCGTTCCTGTGCAGGAACTTCACGCTCGACCCGATCGCTTTGTGGATGTAGCGGCGAGCGGTCCTGTCGTCGATGTCGACGGCGGTGACGTTCGCTCCCTGTCTCTCGAAATGGTACGAATAGAATCCGTCCCTGCAGGCGACATCCAGGAGCGTCTTCCCTTTCACGTCGAACTTGAAATGCTCGAGCGTCGGGTTCAGATCCCACTGGCCAGTGATATTGATGCCTTTCTCCGGGATCTTGAACGTGTGATAGAACTCGATCTTCATTGCTTCACCACCTTCGTCTTGTCCTTATCGCACCCTGGGCAGACGTACCGCTTTTCGCAAAGAGTCGCGGTCTCGTTCAGTTTGAAGGCCTGGTCGAAAATGTTCCCGACCATCTTCACGCCCAGGTGCTTGTCCAGGATGCAGCGGTAGGCGTCACCGTTTGGCTGGACGTTCAGGTGATACTGCCCCCCGTCACAGAGGTGCTTCTCCCCGATCGCCGCGTCCGGGAGCCGGTCCGGGGAGGTGTATGTCTTCAGGATCTCTTTTTGCGCGTCCGTGTACGCGGTCTCTTGCGTGGTCGAGAACGGATCCACATGGAAAGCGACGCCGAGCCCGTCGAAATGCTTTTTCAGTTTTGGGATCATGTCCACCTGGCAAGGATGCGCGACAAAGTTCACAGAGATCGGGATCCCAGCGGTCCGGAGGCGCAGCGCCTTAAACGAGAACGCGTCCACGTCCACCCCTTGCGAGGGATGAAACGAGAGCGTCATGTGGAATATCGAGGTGTAGATCCGCGGGTCCTTCAAAAACTCGGTCACGTCAAAGGCGAGGTTCGTTGTGATCGCGATCCGTATCGAGGGTTTCAAAAGCAGCAGAAACGTCATGAAGTCTGGCATGATGAACGGTTCGCCGCCGGTCAGGTCCAGGATCTTTGGTTCCAGCCGGTTCAGCGCTTCCGCCCATTCTTTCCCGGTCCGGAACTTCTCGACCTTAAACTTCTCATTGTCTCGCTCCCAACAGTACGGGCACTTGTACTGGCAGGCGTACGTCAAAAATAAAACTACGCTTCTTAACATGGTCTGTCCCCCACGCAAAAAATCGCTTTGCCTTTTGTGAATTGTTTGAGCTCGCAGGTAACGACCCGGAATCCTGCACGCGTCACGAGCTCCGCGGCTTCCGGTTCCGTGTAATGCCGATAGTGAAAAGGAGAGAGAGCGAGGTCCACGCTCACGTGCGGGACCGATAAAACAAAAAGACGTTTCGTGATGGATTTAACGAGCGCGAGGAACGGCTCCGGGTTCTCCAGGTGCTCGATCACTTCAAAGGCCACGGCCACGTCAACGAGCGGATCCACGGGCGCGAGGCGCTCGATACTGCAGCGCTCGAACCGTACGTTCTCCGCCGAAAAGTTCTCGGTCGCGAACTCGATCGTTTCCGCGCTGTCGTCGACACCTATCACGCTCCCGGCTTTCTCGGCCATGAGCCGGGATCCGTAGCCGATGCCGCACCCGAAATCAATGACCGTCTCTCCGGGCTTGATCATGTCCGCGGCTTGTTTGTAACGCCACACGTGCCAGAAATCGATCTTCGAGACGTCGGTCTCGACCTGACGTTCGCCGCTCATGAGTCGCCGGTCCAGGGCTTCGCGTTTCACGGTCTCTTTCATAGCGAGTACCTCGCGAACGGAAGGAGCGTCTCGGCCTGGCCGCCGGCATTGAGGATCGTATGCCCGAGTTTCTCGGACGCGTACTTGATGTGCTGCAGACTTTCCAGGATAAATTCTTTCCCGAACTTCATGGGGTCCGGGGTCCCGGTCCCGTAGAACCAGTCCTTCGGTCCGCCGTACGTCTGGTCCGCGCCGGCGACGGCAATAAACACCTGGTCCGGGCCGCGGAAGTGTTCGTTCAAAAGATGGCATAATGCATTCAGGAGCATGGTCCCGCCCTTGCGGTTCGTGTAGAAAAACGGGACGTCATTCCAGCGCGTAACCTCGACCCACTTCTGGCGCTGCTGGTCGTTCGGTTTGATACTTGTGGGGATCATGAGATAGTCCTCGGCATGCATCCACACGCGGAGGTTGTCCGGATCCACGGCCCAGGCGTTATTCATGGCATAAAGGGAGAATCCATTCTGGAGGAACTTCGGGCCGTTCTTTGCGTACCAGTCCTTGACGTAGCCGGCGGAGCCTAAAAGCAGGATTTTCTTTATCATCATGTCCCCTTTTTTAAAAAGACAAAGGGGCGGGCGAGATCATCACCCGCCCCCATTGTCTATAAAACGCGCTTGATTAGCTGGCAGCAGTAATCAAACGGCAGAACGCTGACGCTCTCGCCATCGCAAGACCCCAACGAGTGATCATGCGGAAAACGAGCTGATCCGACGCGAAGTTCGTGTACGGATCCACATCGATCGTCATGGCGCCTTTTCGGCGTCCGACGTAGAAATACTTCCAGTTCCCGAACGCGGCGAAGGCCGTGCTGACGGCGGAAGCGGCTTCAGCGGGAGCTTTCACGCTCTCGATGATGTCACGGTTCCACAGCGCGGCAGGGCGCCCGGCGGAAGGTTCCCGGTACAGGTACCGGTTGTTTGTGTCCTTCAAGGTGTCCATGTAGTACTGGACGTCCTTGCTGTACACGAAGGTGCCGACTGCGGCATCTGCGGCGGACAGTTTCCGGATCATGCTGCGGATATGGTCGGCGGTGACGGAGCTAAAATTCACGAGCCCCGTTCCCATGACGACGCTGAACCCGGCGGCAGCCGAAAGAACACCGGAGCAGGGGTTTCCCGTTCCGTTCAAGGCCTGGTTGTCAAGCTCGAGGCCCTGGGCGTACTGCATCTGATCGTTCAGAAGCGAAACAATGTCGATGTCAGAATCATCGAGCAATTCCTGCGCGACGGGGTTCGTCAGGCAGAACAGTTTCTTCGCTTCGAGGCTCACCTGGCCGAAGGACGGATCCGACTTGGTCGGGGCGGTTTTCTCCGCGACCCAGTACGGCGTCACTACGGACGCTTCCGTCGGGAGGAGCAGTTTGTCCTTGCTCATCGGGACGACGGTTGCGTTCTGCAGGAGGAACGACACGTCACGCGCGAGCATGACGAGATCGGCCTGGAATTCATCGGGAACGAGATACCCGCCGAGCGAATCCGTCTGGCCGGCGAGACCTGTTTTCCGCTGCATGTCCTGCAGTTCCATTTTCGACTGCACATCGCCGCGCATGGCTTTGGCGAAGGTGATGCACCACTTCTTGTACTCGTACATCTTTTCCTCGTTTGCGAACGCGGGGAAGAGATGCTCGCGGCCCTTGATCTTCGACATGGTGCCGACGCCCTGCTTTTCCATGTTGTAGCCCTTGAACTCTTTGACGAACTTCAGGTTCAAGTTCGGGGCTCCGGCGGCGGGAAGTTTTTCGAGTTTCTCCACGCGCTCGGCGATCCCCTTCACATCTTCGGCGACTTTGCCGACTTGCTCGGTGACGAGAGTTTTCACGCTCGCCATTCCTTCGTCGATCTGTTTCTTCAACGCTTCCATGACTTACTCCTTTTTGAAATGCCGATTGACGCTTTCCCCAAAAAAGGATTTCAGGTCCTGCCCGTTAGGAGCCGCATCAGGCCTTCCGGCCGCGTCTCCGAGCATTCCCTCGAAGTATCCTTCTTCGCCATCATCCGTTTTCCCGGCGTTTTTTTTGTTTTTGGTGACACTGGTGACGACCGCTTCCGCGATCTTTGAAATAAAAGCATCGTTGCCGAGAAGCGCTTTCGCGGTCTTTTCGGCGAGCTCATCCGTTTGCTCGGTGGCCGGGTCCGGATCCGTGGTTCCTTCCGCGGGCCCTTCCTCAGCCGGCTTCGGGTCCTCGGTCGCCGGTTCTTTCGGCGGGTCCTGGGGTTCCTTCGGATCTTCAGCGGGTTTGTCGAAGGTCTTGATCGCCATCTCGACCAGTTCCTTTTCGACGTGGTCCGTGCTCGCAAGCCGGGCGCTCAATGCTTCCCGGTTCGAGGGGACCAGAACCTGGGAGATCTCGACGAGCTCAACGTCGCGGTAAACGCGCCAGATCCCGTCGTCACCCGACTTGTCTTCCCACTTGTGCGCCATGAACCCGATCGAGTACGCGGCGATCCCGTTTTGCGCGAGCTTAAAGGCCCAGTCCGCTTCGGCGTTTCCTTGCCCGACGAAATACTTGAATTTCGCGAGCACGCTTTTTTCTCCGATCTTCACGTCCTCCGCCATGCCGATCTGTTTCATGAGATCGTCGTGTCGGTGGCTGGACAAAAGAACGGGATGCTGGAGATATTGCGCGACCCGTTTCCCGATCGCGTCCGGGGTCACGATCTCCCCGTCCCGGTCCACGGCGTCGGTGGAGACGATCGCGGTCACGGTGAATTCTTTCTCGTCGATCGCTTTGATCTCGGCGCGGAATACTTTCGCGATCTTCATCGGTTCCTGTTTCCCGTCTTTCGGCGTTTTTTTGGACATGGCAAAATCTCCTATTCGTGTTTTTTAGTCAAAGGTTGGGGCGATGGAACAGCGGCAATTGCAGACCTCGCGGGGATCGTCCCCGATGCCGGGAGCCTGCATGTTTGACGCCTTAAAAATATCATCGATCGGGACCGTGCCTTCGTCCTGGTTCTTGCGGTGATGGTCCCGGACGTGCTCGTCGTTTGCCGTGATCCAGCGTTTGCCGGTGGCGCCGATCGACTTGTAGTAAAGCAGGGACCCGCCGTTCATAGCTCCCGTGACCTCGGTCCTGGCGATCAGTTTCGCGCGGGAATCGACGACGTTGTAAAAGCCGCGGACCGAGTCCTTGATCGAGTCCGCGATCTGGTCCATCGTCTGCCCGGCCATGATGCCGTCCTTCAGCGCTCCGTTCACCCGCTCGTTTAACTGCCGGCGGATCGTCCGGTTGACGCGCGTGATCCGGGCCGTCATCCCGGAGAGCATCGTTTCCTGCGCGGAGCGGACCGCTTCGAGCTGTAGATCCTGTTTCGCGAGCGCGGAGCCGTATTCGGCACCCGCCTCGATCGCCTGCAAAAGATAAATGCTCGAGAGTTTTTTTAAGGCCGCGTCTTCCGCTGCCCAGTCCATTCCGAAGTCGATGTGTTTCGTCTCGATGTCCAGCGCCGGCGCTTTCCCGAGTTTGTCGCTGACCCCGCGGAGCACTTTCACGCGCTGCTGATAAAAATAAGACTGCAGTTTCTTGTCAAACCGGGTCTCGATCGATTCGTGGAGCCGGACGAATCCTCTCCAGAGCCGGGACGAGGTCTCGATGCCTTTCGCGGTCTTATCGCCCAGTTCCGGGTCCGGGGCGCCGGCCGTCGCGCGGCTCGTGGCAAGGTCCGCGGCAAGCGTAGGATCCGCGGGGAGCATTCCAAAACTCACCCACCACTGATCGCGCCATGGTTTCGGTTCAAACCCGAGATTCAGTTTCTCGTTCACTTCGTTCGCGGTGAACCCCATGTCAAAGAGCACCTTCGCGGAGGTGACTTTTTCTTTGTAGTCTTCCTGGAACGCCGGGACGTTTGTGGTGTCAAACTCGCAGTAGATCGCCGGGTTGAATGCCAGGATCACGTGTTTGTTCAGGGCGTCTTCGAGTTTCCGGAGGATCGGTTCGATGCCGTAGATCCAGAATACTTTCATCTGGCCCATGAAGGTCGCGTAGTTCAGCGTGTCCGTGATATTAAAAAGCGCTTTCGGAGCGCGGAAAACTCCGAGGATCTCCTCGCGCGTGTAGTTCCTCTGGCCTTCGAGGTCCGAGTCTTTCGCGGTGGAGCTCACCTGTTTTGGGACGATCCCGTTGTCCAGCACCAGCGCGCGGAATGCTTTTGACGCGCCCCGGGTTGCTTTCATCAGCCATTCCGATATTCGGTCGCGCTGTTTTTCTGTCAGCGGTTTGTCGGTTGTGAGCATAAACCCGGGCGTCGCGTCGTTCTCGAAAAAGGCTTTCGTGTACAGGAGCTGCGACCAGTCGATCTCGATGATCTTTTTTAAGACGTCGGTCGGCGCGAGTCCTCGGAAGGCGGAGTATGGATTAAAGTCTTTAATAAAAATCACTTCTTCTGGCGTGAAGGATTGCGCGTTAAATTTCCAGCCGGTGATCTTGTTGCCGGACGTGACCTCGGTCATGTTCGACGGGTTCACGGGCCAGAGTTCGGCGGGGAGCTTGGTCGTCCCGGCCGCCTGCCCGCGCGAGAGCGTCTTGATGATCGCGACCTCGCCATAAAGCGCGATGTACCCGGCGCACGCCTGGACGAACTCGTTCCGGGTCATGAGCGGGTTCGGGTTGTCGAAGAGGCCCATGAGCTCTTTGGGGTAGATCTCTTTTTCGGTTTCGTAGTCCTTGAAGATGAGCTCCGCCTGGGGCACGTTGTCGGCGATCGCTTTGACCGCTTTGTAAACGCTCACCACTTGCGCGTAGGGTTTTGAGACGGCCCGGTCCGTGATGGTTCCTTCGAGCGCGGTCTCCCACAGTTTTTGCCAGGCCCCGGATTTCATTTCCTCGGGCGCTTCGATCTTTGTTTCGGTAGGGGTTTTTGTGTGCGGCGTTTTTCTCGGAAAGAATTTGTTAAGCCAGCCCATAGTTTTAACGCTCCCGTTTGCGTTACTCGCTCGCGATCCCTTGCCCGAACACGGCCGCGCGGATCGCCAGGCAGTTTGAAAAGAACGCGTCTCCGTGTCCTTCACGCGTCGTGATCGCATTCAGATCGTTGTCGACGCTTAAGATCTGCCGTTTCTGTCTATCGTCTTCTAAAAGAAAAATTCTTTTTTGCGTGACGAGTTTGTCAAACTCGGCTGCCATTGTAAATTTATTTTTCACATTGAAGGAGACGCCCTGCATTTCCTCCGGAAGCTCCCCGGCCTCGTAGAATCCCTCGAACTCCGCGCGCGTGTTGTCAAAGTCCAGGCGCGCCACTTTGAAAAACTTGATGCATTCCCGGACGTACTCGAGCTGGTCGATGTAGTTCCAGCCGTCCATGAACTTGCTGTGGACCTGGTAAAGACGGATCCCGCGGACCGCGTAGATCGCAAGATGCGACGGATGGGTCTTCTTGCCGAGGTCCATGCCTCCGTAGGTCCATTCGGTTTTAAACTTGGGCTTCCGGTCCTGGTAGGGGTCGTAGTTCTTGAGCCGGCGTTTGATGATCATGTCCAGTTCCTGGGTCGAAAAGTAGCCGTCCGCGCTCCGGGTCGGCAGGCACATAAACTCTTTGTTGAATGCTTTCTCGCCCATCGTGTCCCGGAAGTTCACGAGCGCGTCATAACCCCAGTATTCCGGCCAGAGCACCCGCTTTTCTTTTTCGCTGATCAGGGCCGGGCACGAGGTCGAATAAAATTCTTTCCTGCGCTCGAGCTCCGCGAACAGGTCTTCCTGGTCTTGCGGCGTTCCCATGAGATGGATCGCGCCGCCTTTCTTCGGCATCGGTATGATCTGCTGCAGGAAGGTTGTCGTGATCTTTTGGATCTGCTCGATGTCGAGTTTTACTTCCGGGTCCCGGAGGATGTCGTCGCAAATAATAAAGCGGGGATGCTTGCCGCGCTTGAAGGTCTTGATTCCGGCCGGCTCGAAGTAGAACTCTTTCCCTCCCCGGCGCCGGTAGTGGACGATCGAGTCCGCATTCGAGAGTTTTATAAACTCGCGCTCGAAATAGGGATTGACGTCGATGTAACGGTTGCATTTCTTGAGGTGGTCCTGCGCGAGGTCGAGCGTAAACGAGAAATAGATCCCGTCGTCGTAGGGGTTCTCCTGCTTCCACATGAGCCACATGATCCAGGCGTAAAGTAGGATTGACTTGCCGTGGAAGCGCGCGGATTTCTTGGAGGTCTTTTCGTTCTGCTGCAGTTCGTAGCACCACCGGCGGAAATGCTCGCCGTCGATAAAGGTCCCCTCGATCGCGCGGATCGAGTCCGAGAAAATGAATTTAAAAAACGAGTAAAAATTATTTCGGGTCGCCTGGAGGAATAAGACTTTCTCGAATTTTGTCAATTCTTGCAAGCGCGGATCCGATACTCTCTCCCTCGGCATCTTTGGGAACCTCTGCCTTTGCGTTAAAGACGTTTGTGTTGTTGACGAGAGCGCGGCGGTCCGCCCACTTGTCCCCGGCCCGGTTCGTAAGAAAGAAAATGATCGCGGTCATGTTCCGGTCCTGGACACACGCTTGAAAGAGCGAGTCTTCGACGATCGCGATGCGGCTCGAGATCAGATCGTCCGCGAGCTCCGCGATCCTGGGCCACTTCTTTCGCCAGCGCCAGAAGGTCGATGGGACGATCCCGGCCTGCCGGCACGCCACAGAAAGCGCGGATCCGAAGCGGAGCTGCCGAAGCACGCACAGCAATTCCCGTGTCTGCTTCTTAAGCCGGCGCCTGGGTTTCTGCGGAGACGCCTCCGGTGCTGGCGGCTGGACCGGCGGATTCTGGTCCGGGCCCGGCGTCGGCTGCTGTTGCTCCTGCATAAATCACCTCTGGATCTGTCTTGGTTTGTTCGCAGTACCGCGCGATCACGACGTCCACGTACTTCGGGTCGAGCTCCATGCCGTAGCAGATGCGTCCTGTTTGTTCGCAAGCGATTAGAGTTGTCCCAGAACCAGTAAACGGCTCATAAAGAACGTCATCTCTATCTGTCAATTTTTCAATAACATCAGTCCATAATTTTCGTGACTTTGGAGTTGGATGCAGTTTGTTTCCGTTCTTGTCAGCAACGTCTTTCTGAACTGTTATTGGAACATCAAATATATCTTGGGGAAGTTTCTTTTTAGCTTTCCCGTAGAATAAAATTGGCTCCCAATTATTAAAACCTCCAAGAGATGAGTGCGCCACAGCGTTCTTTTTTACCCAGATAATCATCCAATCGGGTGGATAAATCGAATACCACATTTTTATATTTGGCATCCCCATTCCACGACCTAATCCCGATGTGAATAAAACTTGATTTGAATACGATCTCGCTAAACCAAACCACGCTTTCGAGAATTCAATATGCTCCGATTCTGAATAATCGTCTTTGTGAGTTCCATAATCTATTTGGACGTTGTACGGCGGATCAGTAAACACCATATCCGCTTTCTTCCCGTCCATCAAAAGTGCGACATCCCCGGCATCCGTTGAGTCTCCGCACATGATCCGGTGCCGGCCGAGCGTGAACACTTGACCGCGTTTTGCGCGCGCTTCTCCCGCCGGCAGGTCCGGGGCTTCGTCCTGGTCCGGGGATTCATCGAGTCCGAAGTTCCGCGTCAGTTCCTCGGTTGTAAATCCGCAGTCCACGAGAAAGCCGGCGTCAAAGTTCGCGAGCTGGTCCCAGTCCCAGTCTCCGGTGTTCTTGTTTGAGCGGATGAGGTATTCGCGTTCTTCTTCCGGCGTGAGCTCGCGGTTCGGGACCCGGACGTCGATCAGTTCGGCGCCGCGGCCGAGGAGCTGCATGATCTTCAGACGCTGGTGCCCGGCGAGGATCTTGTTCGTGGTGTTGATGGCGGGGATCTCGACGAGATTGAATTTCTCGAGAGAGCGCTTCAGGTCCGCGACTTGCTTTTCGTTCAGTTGCCTGGGGTTCCCGTCAAACGGGATGAGACTTGCGACCGTGCGTTGTTCTGTATGCCATGAGAGAGGTGTGCTGTCCATGCCCCAATTATCAGGAGCATGGACGGTCCGCTCAATTTATTTTTCGCATTCTCCTAAACGCAAGCCCTCCGGAACTCGCGCTCGCCTGGCAGCGCCCGGTACGCGGCCATGTAGCCGCGCATGTAGTCGGGATGCCTCCTTCTCCAGTCCGTCCCGTTAATGAGTTTTTTTTGTTTCAAGCATTCACGATCCCCGCACAGCACCTGCCGTTTGTGTACTTTCTCGAATCGTTCTCCACAGATTTCGCATCGCTTCATGATCCAGTTCCCACACCCGTCCCTGGTTGTTGCTGCCCCGTTCATTGTCACCACTTTAGTCTTGCCGGCTCCGTCATGCGCTGGTGCAGTTCCGTGAGGAACTTCCCGTCCTGGTCGTTTAATTCCACGCAGAGCTGGATCCGGTGCCGGACCCGTCCTAGCATGATCACTTTCGCGCATTCAAGCGGCTTCCTCCGTTTCGCCAGACGCTCGTCGATCTCTTTCAGCATAAATTTCGCGGCTTCGTTTTTCATGTCAGGCCTCCATCCGCAGGGGTTGCAGCGGATGATTAAACGTCATGACGTAAAGGCGCATCTTCCCGGTGAGCAAAAACTTGACGCGCTCCTTGAACGTCCCTTTCCAGATCGTGAGAATGGTTCCGCTCTCGTCTTTGATGCATGGGAGGGGGATGTATTCGGGTTGGTTTTCAGCGTAGACAGCGTTGCATCCCGGGAACTTTATCGGGTTCATCTTTCACCTATCCTTTCTCGCGCGATCATGTTCATATCCCCGCGTTTAAAACGTCTTGAATGGATCGGACGAGGTAGTACTCCCCGCCGTGTTTCTTCACGTCCTGCTCGAACTGCGCTTGCTCTGGACGCTGTCTCCCGGACTCGCTTTTCACTTCGAGGCAGATCATCTTCCCGCCTTTCAAAATGATCAGGTCGGAGACGCCGAGCGTGATGTTGGGCGACTTCATGTAAATCTTCCGTTTGAAATCGAAGACGCCCATCGTGTTGATTCGGATGTGAAACACACCCTTCGCCCGAAGGTAGAGAATGATCTCCCGGAGGATGTCCGTCTCTTTCCTCGGGGCGAAGGAGGTGCTCATGGTTATGCCGGCTTTCTGACTTTGATGATGTCTTTGGCCGACTGGTGCGTGAGCTCGAGCGTGCAGCCTTCCACGGTCAAAACGAACCGCTTGGCCCGGCGCATCTCCATTATCAGTTCTTCCGCCGCTTCGTCCTTTTCCTCTTTCGCCCGGTCGAGCGCGAAGATCGCCTGCTTAAACTTCAGCCCGGCTTTTCCGAGATCGTCGAGCTCGGGCATGCCGGGGAGCTCGTCCTTCAGCGGTCTGTTGCTTCTCATTGTCTTTGCGGTCCTGGTCGGTGTTGGTGTGAATGCCATCGTCTGTCCCTTTCGATGTTGGTTGGTTGTTGTTGGTTGATAAAACTCGGCGCGGATCCTTGAAGCAGTCCTGGCAGCGCGGCTCCCGGTTCAGCCGGTAGATCACGGTCTCGAGCGCGGTCCCGCAATGCGCGCATTTCTCCTTCGCTGCCGGCGTGTGGAATCGGACCGTGAATGACTTCTTGAGATACTCGGTCATTTACAGCACCTCGTCCTGCGGGATCCAGGCGTCCGGGGCCTGGTCCTTTTTCTGTTCCTCGAAGACGTGGATCAGGATCCCGGGCATGTGATAGAGTTTCGCGTATTCCTTGCCGTTCCTTCCGGTAAAGATCTCCCCGATCGCTTTGAACGCGACCTTTTCCTCACCGTTCTTCTGGTACTTCTCTCCGACCTTCAAAAGTTTCATTGCTCGTTTCCTCCCGTTGTTGGTTGTTGTGGTTGTGTAGATCTTCCGAAGTCGTCCGCGAGTCGGACGATGTCCTGGTCGCTTCCGTGCGCCATCTCGAGGATCACGGCCTCATACTTTCCCACGCCGTGGATCCGGTGGACCTCTCCGGGTCTGATGTGGTGGATGTCGCCTGGGATGAGGTTGTGCTGCTGACAGGAATGCTCGAGCAGGGCCTCCCCGGAGATCAGCATCATGGCTTCGCGCTTGCTCCGGTGGTATTGCTCGCTCAGGCTTTTCCCCGGCTTCACTCGCAGCAGTTTCACGCGCGCCTGGCCGGCCTCGAAAATGATCTGCTCCGATCCCCAGGGTTTTCGGATCATGCGGCCACCTCCGCGTGGTTCAGTTGCTTGAGGAGGTCGACGTAGCGGTAGAAAATCTCTCGGGTTGCCCGGATGTCGTTCATGGCATCGTGCGCCTTAAGCGGGATCCCGAAATGCTTCGCGACGGTTGCGAGTTTCATGTTCTCAAGTTTGAAATGCCCGGCCACGGTAAAAAGCGCGGTCGCCTGTATCACGTCGATCAGGTGGTATGCGACATAGGCGTAAAAGTAGGGGTTGCCGTTGTTCTTAAACCAGGCGGTCATAAAATCGTAGTCGAACTTCGTGTTCTGCCCGACCATGTAGAACTTGTCCGTTTTGTTGTAGCGGTCGATATAGCGGTCCAGAATCGCCACGATGTCCCGGTATGTCGTTTGCGGCTCCGGGTACGCGCGGATCTCATCCATCGTCTTCCCGGTGACTTTGAGCGCGTCCGGTGACACGGCCTGGCCTGGGAACGGCCGGCACGTCATGTTGAATTCCTCTTTTACTTCTCCGTCGATCTCCACGATCCCGGCGATCTGGATAATGCCGTTCTTCGTGTTGTCGACGCCTGTCGTCTCCGTGTCTAAAAATAAAAGTTTCATTTTTTCTGTCCCCTCTTTTTCGGTTCGTAAATAAAAACCCCGGTCCGGATGACATTGACAAGGACACGCCCGGGCCAGTTCTGGATAAACGCTGCCGGCAGGCGCCGGCCCCACGGTCCGTACGTCACGGCCTTCTTCCGGTCCGCAAGGCGTACGATCTGCTCGATGGATTTGACGCGCGTCATTGCGCCACCTTCTCGCTTTTTCTGTGCGTTTTTTTGAGTTTTTGTTTGATCTTCTCGATCAGAGTTGCTGTCTCCAGAGCCTCGGTCGGGTCCGTGTTTTCGTTTATGACTTTGATTGCGAGGTTGATGCCAGCGTTAAAGGCGTTGTGCAAAACTTCTTTCTGGAAGCAAGATTCACAAATCAGGCCGCAGTCTGAAAAGCCCACAGATCCAAACTGTCCGCATATCTCGCAATTCGCCTTGTGATTCATACCGCCTCCCCGTCAACGAACGTCACTTTGAGGCCGAGGTCCTGTGCGATCGCAAGCTCCGCAGCGCAGCCCTTCGACCGCTGCCAGGATGGAAGGAGCAGGATCTCGTCGCATGCTTTGAGCCACTCGATCGAGTAGTCCCGGAAGTGTTGTTCGGTAAGGTCCCCGGCTCCGCCCACTAAAACAAACAGGCAGTCGAGGAACGGGCAAAACGGAATGTCCCCGCGTTTTAAAACTTTGACCGCCGCGATGATCCCGACCCGGATGTTGTTCAGACACCGGACCACGCTCGTGTCGTTGTACTTTCCAGCGATATAAACTTTCTTCATTGCATGTCCCCCTTTTTATCTGTTTCATCCGTTGCTTCCCATGAGCGCGAGAGCGCTTCGCATTCGAGTTGTTTGATCCGGGTCTGCAGGAGCGTGATTACTTTCTCCGCTTGGTCTAGGCCGTCCTTGTACCGGTTCACGATCCGCTCGCATTCGTGAATGGTCTTGATCAGGTTCTCCTGGAGCGTCTTGATCGTTTTGGATTGCGCGTCGAGCATTTGGTAAACGTTCATCTCAGAAGACCTCCGTTCGGAAGGTTGGTTTTACCTGGAACAGGTCCGGTTGCCCTTGCCCGGGCGCCGGCTGCGCGGGTTTAAACTTCCGTGTCCAGACGGTGACCTGGCGTCCGGATCTCGCGGCCCTGGTCTGTCCGGAGGCCTGGATTTGTCCTTCCCGGGTCAGGCACGTGATGTAGCAGGACGCGGTCTGGTGCAGGAGCCCGAGGCGTTGCTCGATCTCGTCGCATGTGGCGCCGTGGGTTCCGTGGATGCAGATGTGATCCAGGATCATTTTCTTGTAGCGGTGGCTTTTCTTGGTCCGGTCCAGGTCGTCCCGGGACGCGACGGATGTGGCGTTGTGGTAATTGGTCGGTGTCTGATTTTGATATTGCTCTTGGTATTCGCTCATATGCTCACCCCCGCGACAGTCAGCCCGATCTTGTGTTCCTTGCCTCGCTGGATCCTGGCGTCCGCCGCGTATAGTTCGGCGTTGCGGTTTACGTGGTTGTTTGCGACCTTGCGGAAATAGGGGAAAAACTCTTTGGGGTTGTATCCGTCCATCTCT